GGAGATTGTGCGCAAGTACAAAAACGGAAACTATCTGATGATCAAAGATCCGGTGGAGATGCCGAGAAATGAGAAAAAGGCGCAAAGGCTGCGCCGGATCAGGGCGGAAAAGAAAAAGGCGCTGGATAAGATCGACAGGGTTGTAGCCCTGGCGCTTGAGGCGCGGATGGCGGTTGTGGAGATAGAGGAATAAGGGAAAGGCAGAAGGCACAAAGGCACAGAGGCAGAAGGGAAATGCTGATAGACAATAAAAAGAAAGCTCTCATCCATGTGGCCAAGGCAAAGGTCGGGATGTCCGAGGTTGAATACCGGGACATGCTGGCAGGTGTGGGGGTTACGTCTTCGACGGATCTGAATTTTGCTAAGTTTGAGATGGTGATGAAGAGCTTTGAAAAGTTGGGATTCGCTTCCAGGACAAAAAAACGCAAACCCCTAAATCCGCATTCTGCATTCCGAAATCCGAAATCAAAAGACCGGCTGCTGGGGAAGATCGATGCGATCCGGGCGGACATGGGACTGCAAAGGGGATATGTGGATGCTATTGCGCGGAATATGTTCGGGGTCGATGTGTACGCCTGGTGTAATGCGCAACAATTGCACAAGATAGTTGCGGCGTTGAGTTATCATCAGAAGAGGCGTTACAATTGAAAATTGAAAATTGTATATTGAAAATTGAATGTATTCTGCCGGTTTTTATAAAAACTGGAGCGCGAGCGACTCAATCAATATTCAATAGTCAACATACAACATTCAACCTTAAAAGGCGGAAGCCTAAAAAATGATGTGCCTATCTAAACATTTCTGTGAGAACTGGGAAAAACGGGTGGGTAACTGGCCTACGGAAGATATGGTGCGCAAAATACTGAAAGAGGGGGTGCGGGTCCAGGTCGGCAGGGAGCTTAAGGATCTGGACGGCACGCCGTTTCGGATGCTGGCAATATACTGGCATCCCGAACTGGACATTGTGGTGAAAATTGACAGGGTTAAGAATATGGCGGTCACGGTTTTAACGAGGGAGAATTTTAATGCAAATCAGTGATGAATATTTAGACAAGATTGAAAGCGGTATTGACCGGTTTATGAACTGGGTGGTTATTCCGGTGGCTGTCTTTTTAATGATACTGGCAGTTGTGGCGCAGGTTATGATGGCGATGGCAGGATGATTAGAATTGAAAATTGAATATTGAAAATTGAATATTGGTTGAGTCGCTCGCGCTCCATCCTTTTTTTAAAAACCGACAGCATTCATCCAATTTTCAATAGTCAATATACAATATTCAATCCAAAAAGGGGGATACATGTCACGAAAAAAAATGACGGAACAGGAAATTCAGATGAGGAAAACCCGCATATTGATGATCATGTCAGGGCACGTGGGCCAAGGCAAGAGGATCGGGATGGGTGAGCTGTATGAGCGGGTGTTCGAGGAAACTTACGACCACCGGATTAATGATACCCGCAGGCTCAGGAAGCTGATTACCGAGCTTCGGCGGGACGGTGTGGCAATCTGCTCCGTAGCGTCCAAAAACGGCGGCGGGTACTGGCTGGCCAGCGCAGGCAGCGAGCTGGAAATATACTGTAAAAACCTGCGCACCCGGGCTATCAAAATACTTGGGATGGAGTCAAAGATTCGCAAGATTACCATGTCCGAAATGATGGGGCAGATGGCGCTGGAGCTAAAAAAAAGCTGACCCATGCGTCGCTAAAGCTATGCAGGGCATGGAAGGGCTTGTCCTGCATAGCTTTAGCGAAGCAGGAAAGGAATAAAAACGTGGAAAACATTAAAAAACAGGCGGATGATTTGTTAGAGGAGATCGGGATTTGTGAGGATAAACTTGGCCAATTCGAGGCGGAGCTCGCTATTGAGATAGAAACGGTCACCGGCAAGTACCGGGAGGATCTGGACAAATTAAAGGCCATCTTAAAGACCAGGACCAGCCAGGTAAAACGGCTGATGAAAAAGCACAAGAAAGAACTTTTTAGCGGGACGGATGACAGGCTGGATCTGGAACATGGGGCCCTGCTTTATGGCCTGGAAAAGCGGGTAAAACAAGCAAAGAAGATGCTCGATCGCCTTAAAAAGCACGGCTACACGGATGCGATAAAGACCGCGGAATCGGTCAACTGGGATGAGCTGGAGAAATGGCCAGATGAAAAGCTGGCAAAAGTTGGCACGGAGCGGGTTGAGAAAGAAGTTTTTGCTTACGAGGTGAATAATTGAAAATTGACTATTGAAAACTGAAAATTTAATGAATTCTGCCAATTTTAAAAAAGGGGATACGTAATGTATTATATAGATTGGGGACTGTTTGCTCTGGGTCTGCTTATAGGCATCGTCGGCACGGTCACCGTGATGCTGGCATTTGTGGTGGTGGAATATACTGAATACAAACTTTTTAAAGACATCCATAAGGCAGAGCCCAGTAACGAGAAATGAAACTAATCTGTCCATCATGCGGAGCAATACACAGTTCGGAGAGCTGGCTGTCCGATGCAAATGCGCGTCAGTGTTTAAAGATTGTGGCGGAGCTTCCCTGGGAAGTATCACGGAGATCCCTGCATTATATTGCGCTTTTTCGGCCCAGGTCGGGCCGGGGGCTTCAGTGGGGAAAGGCGCTGCGTCTTTTGAGCGAGGTGGCCGATCTTGTCAAGACAAATTATGTCCAATGGGATAATCAACCGGCAAGGCCGTGCACATCCGGGACCTGGGGTCACGCAATGGAAAAGATGATAGGGTTTCCGCCGAAACGATTGCCGCTTAAAAGTCACGGGTATCTGAAATCGGTGGCCTATGAGATAGCGGATGATATCGACAGGCAACACGAAAAGAAGATCATTGCGGCAGAACAGTCGGGAAATATAAGCAAAATAAAGGCAGAAGGCACAGAGGCAGAAGGCAGAAGGGTTTCTGTTGAGGAGATCAGGGAGTTTAAAGAGAAATTGAAAGGCAAAAAAACCTGAAATGAAAAGAAGCTTGACAAACAGGGATAAAATAAGCGAATATAGGGGCGTCAATACCAAGAGTCGCCCCCGTCCTCTGGTGCACTCTGGCACAGAAAGGGGGTTTGTTGTTTTATGGGTGATTTACGTGCCCGACCTGCCGCGTATCGTGAGGTGCGTGGGCGCGCTCTTGGGCGTTGACACAGGTCGGGCACTTTTGTTTTGTGCCCCTATGTCAAAAACGTCAAAAACCAAGAGGTGTATCATGAACAAACATATCTACTCGTCCCTTCACCGGCCATTGGTCGATCCGATTCAAAACCAAATAGACAGCTTAGTAGATCTCCAGCATCACATCGTCGACTGCATGTCGGAAGCTCAAAAGAGCCTTCATGTAATCTATAACCGGCTGGACTACGTAGAGGACAGCCTCGGGCTATATAAGTCCAAGGCACCGCAGGAAAATCCGAAACTTACCTTAATCAAAAACCCAAAAAGCATGAAAGGAGAAACCTATGAACGAATTTAAAACCGCACCATTTCCATTTTGGCTAAAGGAGATTATGGATAGTCCAAAGACTCAACTCGTTGTAAAGGAAACCGGGTCTGCCCAGGTGATGACCCTTCCGGGAAGACCGGCGTTTATGCTCGACAGCGATGTTGCCAAAACCTATGGGGTTAGTGCAAAGAGGCTTAATGAAGCTCGAAGTCGAAACCCTAAAAAATTTGTTAAAGGCAAAAGCTATTTCAGGCTTTCAAATGTTGAGGTCGCAAATTGCGACCTCAACGTAAAAGGCCATCATCCGTACGCTTACACCAAAAGGGGTTGTTATATGTTTGCAACGATCCTTAAAACCGATCAGGCCGTTGAGCAGGCATTCCGGATTGTCGAAGGGTTTATACGATTTGAGAACCTTGCGGCAAATGCCTTTAAACCGGAACGGAGTCCCTACATTGACATAAAGAAAGGGTTTTCCCTGGCTTGCGCCTTTTATGATTGCGGTTTTGACATGGATGATGTAGCGCAGCTGAGCTGGTACCGGCGCAAAGGTTTGACCCAGCGCGAGACTGCAAAGTTGATGGGCATGACACGGGAAAAGATTCAGCAGGCCGAACGGCTGCTGAAAACCATCGATATCAGTTTTGAACCGGTTGTCGCAAGTAAGCGCAAAAAGAAGATGGCTAAAAGCATAGACCGGGCATTAATGATTAATTAACGCAGAAGAAAACCCCTTTTGCGTTGAGGTCGCAAATTGACACATCAACGCAAAAGGCCATCAACCGCAGACTTTGCTTCATTCGTCGAAATCGTCAAACGAGAAAAAGGAATTTAATGTGGATAAAAAATTAAACAAACTTCTTGAGATGATAAAAGACTTGACTCAAAAGCGCTTTTATGGAAAAGTTGAAATCACCATAAGGGCCGGCGAGATTGTTCTCTTTAGAAAAGAAGAGACCATCAGACCGGAATAAATACAATTTGTTTGCCCTGCTTCGCTAAAGCTTCGCAGGGCACGCCCTGCGAAGCTTTAGCGAAGCAGGGAAAGGGTTGCGATAACACCCGCAATCGGCACTGAAAAAATCGGGCCGGTTCGATCCTGTAATTTTACAGGAATGAACCGGCCTTTTTTATTTTGGAGACAAAGAAAATGATGCGAGAACTATCAGACATTAAAAAGATCATAGTCCACTGCTCGGACAGTTATTTCGGGGACGTTAAGCTTATCGATCAGTGGCACAAGGCCCGTGGGTGGAAGGGTTGCGGATATCACTATGTGATTACCAACGGCGTGTTTACCCCGGGAAAATCTTTCAACCCGGAACTTGACGGCATTGTTCAGACCGGGCGGGATCTGCAGGAAGTCGGAGCTCACTGCAGGGGGCATAACAAAGACTCCATCGGGATCTGCCTGATCGGGCGGCACCATTTTACCGGCAAGCAGCTTTACCAGGCGCTGCCGAGTTTGATTCTGACGCTTGGGGATCTTGGCCTGACGGCGGAGAATGTTTACGGACATTGCGAATTTTCGGCCACAAAGACGTGTCCGAATATTGATCCCATGCTGTTGAGGCTCATGTTAACGTGAAGGGATTTGACCGTATATTCAGCGATAGAACAGTTGCCGTGATTGCTTTGATAGCAATACATCTATCATTAATTAACATCTTTATCATAGGAAGGATATGAAATGGGACTTGATCTTACAGGTATCGGCTCTGTTGCCGATTTTGCAAGCACGCTGGTCAAGCGGGTATTTCCGCCGAAAATGACGGATGCGGAAAAGGCCACCGCGCAGATCAGGCTTCAGGACATGCTGGAAAAACGGGAAAGCTCTCTTGTTGACGCTCAAAAATCGATTATTGTTTCGGAGATGCAGCAGAGTGACAATTATACCAAAAGGGCAAGGCCGAGCATCGTATATTTCGGGCTGGCTGCAATCGGACTGGTACACGTGCTCTTCCCCATCGTTGCATGGCTGATCATAGTCCTGACGGACACATCCACAGAGATGCCCGGCATTGCACTGCCCGGCCAGTTCTGGGCTACCTGGGGCGGCGTGTGCGGGATCTGGATCATCGGCAGATCGGCAGAAAAACGAGGAGTTGCCGGCAAACTGATCAGTATGATTACGGGGGCTAAATAGGGATGGATACAATCCTCAGTTTCGGGCAGCTTGCAAACCTACTTTCATCGTACGGCCCTCTCGGCCTCGTTGTTATTATCTGGTACTTTGACATCAAGGCGATGAGAAAACTCAATGAAAAATACCGCGAAGACACACAGGAAATACTATCCGACCACAAAGAATACATGGATGAGCTCCGGAGCATGTACAAAAGCAACGTGAAGCTGGTGGATTCCTACGAAGACCTGGCAGCCGACCTGAAAGAGGTCGTGATTATGAATACAACGGCCATGACGCGCCTGGGAGACGATATCAACCGCAACCAGTACTGCCCGATGGTCAGGGTGGAAAAGAAGAATATAGGGGTTAAAAATTGAATATTGAAAAATTAAAATTGAATATTGGAAGGGCAGGAATATGAACGAAAATTTAAAATTTAAAGGGCGGCTGCTTGAAAAATCGCAGGAAGCCGTGGGCCTGACGCTGAGGATCAAGGGACTTGTGGCCTCGCTGCGGGAACTCCTGGACCCGTTCGAGGAGATCGAGGACCTGCAGGCGGATATTATATCCGAGCAGGCGATGGAGCTTGCCGCCAGGCAGATTGAGTATAAAGAAGTTAAAGCGGAAATCAAGGCGATATCGAAAGCGCTTGGAAAATGAATCTTTACAATTGAAAATTGACTATTGAAAATTGAATATTTAAGGAATTCTGCCGATTTTTAAAAAGGTGGAGCGTAAGCGACTCAATCAATATTCAATAGTCAATATACAATATTCAATTCAAAAGTATTCAATCTTCAATATTAAATTTTCAATCCAAATTACGGAGTAATTATGGGCAGGGAAATCCCCTGGGAAATAAGAGAAGAAGCCGAGCAACTATACATCATAGATGGCAAAACCTACGATGAAGTTTCGGAGCTGACGGGCGTGTCCGTTGCTCAGTTGCAACGCTGGGGAGCAGGCCGTCCCGCCGAAAATGAAGAGAAAAAGATCACTTCCTGGACGGAAAGAAAACGGGAATACCGCACGGCATTTTCCAACATCAAACGAGACACCTTGCTTTTGCGAAAGCGAATGATCGGCAAGGCTTTAAACAGTCTCAATCCCCAGGATGTTTTTGCAATATCTTCCTTAGAATCGGTTGCTTCCAGGATGGATAAATCTATCCGGGACAAAGACGATTTTATCCCGGCTGCAGGGAAAGAAAAGATCATAATCAAAACCCCGGGGGATGCAATAGACGCCCTGACCGAAGTGGTTGAACTGAAAATTAACAACCTGCTTTCCAAGCCCGGCGCAATCAATCTTAACGCAATCAAGGAAATGAAACAGTCCCTGGAGCTGATTGAAAAGATGAAAGAGAAGTACAAAAGCGAAAAGAAAAGCAAGAGTTCCGGAGCGGATACCGAGCAGGACAGAAAGAGACTAATTGACGAGGTTGACCGAATCCTGGGGGTCAGATGATTAACAATTGAAAACTGAAAATTGAAAATTGAAAATTGTGAAACGATGAAAGAAAGCTCTTATTTTTTACCATACCAGCTTGAGTGGCTGGCCGATAAATCGCGGCGCAAAATCTGGGAAAAGTCCAGGCGGATCGGCGCAACCTATGTCCAGTCCTACGAGGATGTGCGGGACTGCGTTAAGACGCCCGGCCTGCCGGTGTGGTTTTCTTCGGCTGATGAATCGGCGGCAAAAGAATATATACTCTACTGTGAGCAGTGGGCGAAGATTTTCAAAAAGGCGGGGGAAATACTGAGCATAAAAGAAGTAATCCTGGATGAAAAAAACGGAGTTAAGGCACTGGTTATCCAGCTTGCAAACGGCTCCAGAATACATGGACTTTCAAGCAATCCTACTGCCTTCAGATCAAAGGGCGGCAAAACAAACCTTGATGAGTTTGACTGGCACACGGACCAGCCGCGGATGTACGCGGCGGCAAAGCCCTGTGTCACATGGGGTTACGACCTGCGCATATTAAGCACGTATCAGTCAGACAATCGCCTTTATGCACAGTTTGTCAAAGACGCTAAAAAAGCCGTGTCAGAGGGAAAGACGCCTACGTTTTCCCTGCACACGGTCACGATATTCGACGCTGTTGAACAGGGTCTGTTAGACAAGATAATGCGCAGGCCGACCACAAAAGAGGAGCGGGAGGCATGGCTTGCCGAAGAACGGGATGCCTGCGGAGATGAAAACATATGGCTCCAGGAATATTGCTGTATTCCCGTTGATGAAAACGATGCATTCCTTACCTGGGATCTTATCCGGCCATGCGAGGATGACGGCGCAGGCAAGCCTGAGCTTGCAAGCGGCGGCGCCTTTTATATTGGCAACGATATCGGCAGGCGTCACGATCTTGCCGTATTCTGGGTGATCGAAAAGGTCGGGGATATATTCTGGACCCGGGAAGTTGTTAAACTCAAAGGCGCCAGCTTTGCAGCCCAGGACGATGAGATGGACAGGCTGGTTGACACGTACAATCCTTTAAGGATCTGTATGGACCAGACCGGCATGGGAGAAAAACCGGTTGAGGATGCAAAGCTCAGACACGGAAGCTACAGGGTTGAAGGGCTGCTCTTTACAGGTCCCGTAAAACAGGAGCTGGCCTTTGGAT